TCCACCTCACCGGTAGACGTCGATCTCTTCAAGGACCACCTGGAGCGGCAACGTGCGCAATTGGCGGTCGACAAAGTCATGCGCTGTTGGTGGTTTGACACGCTCGAAGAGACAAACTTCGCTTCTGGTACCGACCCCAACCACGCACTGGTGCTCGCACTGCTCTATTATGTAAGCCCTTGGCTGCTTGGGTGGCGCGAAATCCAAATGCCGATCGAGGTGATTTCGGGTGAGGCCGGCGCGGGCAAATCCTCGCTCTTCGAGCTAAGACTGAAAATCCAAACCGGTGAGGGAGACCTTAAGAATATGCCGGGTGACCTCAAGTCTTGGCAGGCAATGGTTGTGAACTCCGCAGGCCTCATGGTTATGGACAACGTTCACACCATAATGAAATCGCTGATACAGGCGTTTTCTGACGAGATGTGCCGACTGACGACACAAGCGACGCCGACTATTGAACTGAAGCAACTCTACACAACTGCGGATGTTGCGCGTTGCCCGGTTGGTGTCACCTTCGGGATGACGAGCATCAAGAACGTCTTCAAGAACGTTGACTTCTTGCAACGTGCGATCGTTACTCGGTTGGAGCCACGACCGTCTGAAGGCGCCAGCAACTTTGCCTGGGTGCCGGCCAAGCTCGAAGAGCGTGGTGGCCGCGAGGCGTGGCTTGCGCACCATGTGTTGGCGGTGGAGCAATTTCTTAAGAAGGCGTGCGAGGGTTGGGATAACGAGTACAAGTCGCATTCCCGGCTCATTAACTTCGAACAAACGATGCGCATCATGGGTTCCGTGTTCGGTGTCGACGCATCGGCCGTGCCGCGTGTGCTCAAAGTCGCCACCAACAAAAACATCTCCACGATGGATTGGGTGATCGAAGGGCTAGTGAAATTCGCCACGCATTGGCGCCAGCGCGGCAAGAAGCTCACCTTCAAAGAGACCGACGTCACGGATTGGGCAACGCAGACGGCGGACTTTGCCGACAACAAGACGCTGACCAACTCGCGACGCCTCGGCAACTACATTAAGGAAAATCGCACCCTTGTCCGCAACCTCGCGGGTATCGTCATCGATAAGGAGCTGGAAAAGTCCACAACGTATCGGGTGCTCCAGGAAAATGGGGACTAGATGGATACGTGTTAACGCTAAATGATCTGGTGCGTCCAGAGTACAAGGACACATATGTCATCGGGATTGACCCCGGTGAGACAACAGGTGTCTGCATTTTCAAGGGACCTGGGTTGCTCATCGCAGAGCAACTATGTACGAAACCGTTGGAAGACGGTATAACTGTTCTAGGAGAATGGCTCGGCAAGCACCGAGATGGCCTCTTGGCGCGGGGGAAGTGCGTGTGCAGCTTCGAGGACTATCGTGTCTATGGTTGGAAATCCGATCAGCACCAGTGGTCGGAGCTGCACACGCCGAAACTCATCGGGGCACTTGTATGTTTGCTCATGCAATATAAAATCCCGTATTCACTACAAATGGCGGGCATTGTTAAGCCGTTCTTTACTGATGCGCGGCTGAAGGAACTAGGCCTCCTTAAGCTGGCAAAAAGGCATAGCAGGGACGCGATCAGGCATGCACTCTATAGGATGGCTTTCTACAAAGGAGACCATTAACGAGTTCAGCGCATAAGCGTTGACGGTGTACATCGTGGTTGTTAGATTTTGCAACCGTAAACATCCACGGAGTTCAGGAACAACAAGGGGTAGATATCACTACATGGACAGACTTATCACAATGGGGCATCGTGCCAGGTCGCACCGGGCTCCCGTAGCTGGCCGCATCATTGCAACCCTTCCGAAAAACACCACGTTCGACACTCAGGACGAGTTGGAAGCATATTGGAAGAAGCAGATCGGCGATGTACCGAAAGAGCATTTCGTCGACGCTATCAGCGATGACGGCATCTTCGCATCGACATTGCGGGTGCAGGTGGAGCAGATCACGGACCTGCCACATGCTTATGGCCTTTCCACTGGCCTCGGCTATGTCAAGCTGAGCGGCAAATACCCGTGCTATGATTTCGGCGACTCCGAAAGCGACGTCACTGTCGCCCTTACCGATCCGCGGAAGTTCAACGCGCGCCGTTGGTGGGGCTTCGTCACCGGCCTTGCGGGTCTGTCACTCGTGGACATTCTGCGCGACACGATCCAGGCTGGTGACCGTCTCATTGCGTCCATCTCGCCGGATATGGTCTCGTTCATCGTGGCCGATCTCGCCATCTTGGCCAAGGGCGACGAGCTTCCGCTGGCTGATGTCATGAAGGTGCTGCGGCTCATCGGCAATGGTCTGGAAGATCGCTGCCCGGCCGCGCTTCTCGATTGCGTCATGCCTTATGATGCGGCCGTCGATCGTGTCGTCGTCGGCACGCGCCCGACGCGCAATCGCCGTATCGCTTATCTCCTCACGAAGGTCACGCCGAATAGCGAAGACCCGATTGCGGATTACAAGGCGGTGCGCACTTATATGGACGCACCCGACAGTCCGGTGCTGAAATATGCATCCGCGCCGACCTTCTCAAAGAAGGCTGCGTCCAACACGTTGGATGACGCACAACTGCGCAAGCTGATCATCACCAACTATATGGATCGTTGCCACGGCCTGACGGATCGTATCTCGCGTGTCATGCGCGCCGATGGGTACCGTGTCGATCGCGATCGTATCGATGAGGTCGTTGCATCCTTGTCGAAGAAGCCCAAGGCGGACAAGTCCGCAGGAGGCAGTGGCAGTAAGAAGGTGGAGACCAAGGCTGAGGAAAAGCCTGCGGACGCCGCCAAGAAGGCCAAGACGGCAAACACCAACGGTGCCACTACGCACGCATAACCAACCCATGCAGCATTAACCCCCCAGGTGCTGCATGACCAGAGCCGGTCACTCGACCCAACGCGCCAAACACTCCCGCGCGTGCAGTGACCGGCTCGACCTCCCGAACCCAATACATCATGAGGCCGTCATGTCGCTCCAGGACTTTCTGGAAGCGCTGGATGTCGACGAGCCATGCTCGTACCCAAACGCCATTCCCGCTGACCAGGTGCCGTTGCCGTTGCTCTCCAATCGGCCGTTCCTGTCGCGCGCAGTCGAGTGGCTTGTGACGAATGGCCATGGCCTCCTCGCCGGTCCTGTTGGCTGCGGCAAGACCCGCGCAGGCGCTGAGTTGATCGCGCGCTTTGGCTTCCGTCGCCTCTTGGTCGTTTGCACGCGGCGATCCTTCCATAAGTGGGAGGAGGCCATCCAAGAATTGTACCCAGATGCGCCACCGGAGATGCACATCCTCGAAGGCGTACCAATCAAAAAACGCAAGCTTATCTGGGCGCTCATGAAGAGCGACGATGCCAGCCCGCGTGTTGTCATTTGCAGTTGGGGACTGGTACGCAAAGACAAAGTGGACATGTCTAATGTCAATTGGTCGACGTTGATAGGCGATGAAAGCCAGGCGATCGCAAATGAGACCTCGACTACTTACAAAGCAATGCGGCAAATCTGCCGGGCGGTTGCGCATAATCGCAACTATTTCTTTTCCGGGACAGAAATGGCGAAGGGCGGCCACAATTTGTGGACCCACCTAAACCTCATGGCACCTGCATCCTATGGCTCCTATTACAAGTTCCGCGATGCGTTTTTCGTGCTGAACAGCACACAATATGGTCAAACGGTGCTCGGCCTCAAGAAGAAAGAGGCTACGCGCTTTCGCGAGGCAATATCCAAGTTCGTCTTTAAGATCAAGTTATCAGAGACACGTGGCTACATCCCGAAGCGCCAAAGGATTGTCGAAAAAGTGGAGATGGCAAAGAGTACGCGCCGCGTTTACAACGGCCTGCTCCGTGACATGCTCTACAAATTCGACGATCACATCTTGATGTCTCCGACCGTTGCATCGAACCGTATACGCCTGCGCCAGCTACTATGTTGTCCGAAGTTGATCCATCCGAGCCTGGAATATGGTGCTGGCATCCACTTTGCCGCGCAACATGCCAAGTCCATTGGCAGACAACATATTGGAATTATGATGGACTTCCCCGAGGCAATGGACCACTTCGAACATTGTCTGCGCAGCATGTATGGTTACAAATGGGTGTACAAACTGCGTGGTGGTTGCACACCTGCTGAAGTGTCGACGATACCGAAGCAGTTCGCGCAACACGTCGATGACGAGTCGCCATCAGCCATACTGTTAAGCATACCGTTTTGCGATAGTTTCGATCTACCATCTGCGCACAGCGGATATATCGTTGGGCCAACATGGAGTAATGTCACCGATACACAAGCTAGTGGAAGGTTTGCAAGGGGGGATAAACCCTACATTAATCTTTACTACGCTATTAACAACAATTCGATTGAAGAAGAGGTACTAACTGTGTTAGACCTTAACCAACAGCAGATGCGTATCGTACACAAGAGCGTAAGGAGTTAACCAACAACCCATGGTATATAACCCAACAAAGCAACTCGCCGACCGGATCAAGAAAGAGCACGCTGCGGCACGCGCCGAGTTGATCCAGGGGTTATCTGCCAAGCTCGTGACTAGCGACGTCGTCAACGGCGCCGACACCAGCCAGAACGATCGCACGTTCATCATCTCCAACTCCGACCGCGTGATGTTTCGCAAGTGCCGTCGCGCGTGGGATTGGGGGTCGCATCTTCGCCGTGGTCTGCGGACGCCTGTACAGCGCGGACCGCTTTGGTTCGGCTCCGGCTTCCATTACGCGATGGAGGATTACCACGGCCACAAGCTCTATCCGGACCTGGAGAGCGCTTTCGACGACTACGTCCAAGCAACCGAGAAGCAATTCGGTGCGGAGAATTTGCCGATGGAGCGCGCAGCACTTTGTGACCTTGCGCATTCTATGGCTTATTACTACCGAGATATTTGGTTGGGCGCTGCCGCGCGGCCGAAACTACGGACGCTCAAAGTCGATGACGTCCCACAGGTTGAGATACCGCTCGAATTTGAGGTGCCGGTCGATCCCAAGCTCTTGAAGAAGGGTGGTTACGACCGCGCTGTATGCCGGTTCATCGTGGACCGGGTTGTCGAAGACGAGTTCGGCCTGCTTTGGATGGTCGACTATAAAGCCCTCGCGCGCTTCCCCAATCTGGGCGCGCTTGAGTTGGACCCGCAGATTACCCAATATCTGCTGGGTGTCCAGGTGCTTTATGGTCGGCCATTCGGGGGGTTGATCTATCAGACGCACCTCAAAGCCGCGTGCAACATGCCGCGCGAGCTGAAGGTGACCAAGAAGCAGGAGAAGGCCGGTGCCCGCGCTGATATCTCCTGCGCGCAGAACCAAGGCACGTGCCACACGCTTTACCGCGCGGCGCTCATCGAGCGTTATGGCGACACCGGGTTGGCCAGCGATGAGCAACGCGCGTTGCTTGCGGACCTGCGGGATAAGGAGTCCGAGCACGCGGACCCGTTCATCCGTCGCGATTGGATGCAGCGCAACGCACGCGCAATCAACAACGAGGCCAAGAACATCGTCCTCGACGCTGAGGAGATGCTGAGCAATCCACGCATCTACCACGCGCCGAGCGACCGATGCACAGATGGCGGCTGCTCCTTCTATTTGCCGTGCGTCGAGAAGGAACGCGGTGAGGATTTCGAATTTACGCTAAAGAATGATTATCAGATGACCACTTATGCTGGACGTTCCGCATGGGCGCAACATCTGAAAGTTGGGGCTAAACTTGGCAAAGAGGCCAAGGAACTAGCAACCACACTGTAGGAGCCTCCACCCATGCAGAAAACAGCTTCGAAGGTCCGCGTAGGGCCACGCGCCGCTACTGCGAAGACAGTTAGCAAGATCATTGACGCCTCCAACAACCACAAGAAACCCGTCATCGATCTTAGCGATTTGGATGACGAGATCGTGGCAAAAACGCCAATTATTATCGAGGAAGACGACGCCGTTGAAGCCGAAACAGTAGACGCTGGTGCGTCGCCGACTGCTGTTAAGAAAGGCGAACTAAACTTCATCGAAGGTGAGGACGAAGACTCTTCACCATTCTTTAACATGCTTATTGGCGGCCGGCACAAAGCGGGCAAGTCTATCCTTGCGACATCGTGCGTCGACGTGCCGGAGCTTGGCGATATCCTCTACGCGGACATCGACGCAGGCTTCAAGTCCGTGATCGCATCTGGCGTTGTCGCGGATTGGCGCAACATCACGCGTGTGAAGGTGGCGAGTTATGACACCTTCCTCAAGCTCTACAAGTTCGCCAATTCGCATGCGAAGGCACGCGCTCGTGGAGATAGCGAGAAGTTGGCGGAGCTGGCGGCAAAGTTTGGCGTCAACCCGACGCGGCGCTTCCGCACCATCATCGTCGACGTCATCAACGGCATCGACCGCATCAACCTGTTGGACAGCTACGGCAACAAAGACGTCGCGCTGACCCGCAAGGTGGAGGCCGGCAATTGGGGCCATGCCACCACGCACACGACCGTCATGCAGGACCTGCTGCTCAAGCTGCGCGATCTGCCGATGAATGTTATCTTCATTTCCCACTTCAAGCCCAACAAGGACACGAAGGAGTGGGAGCCGGAGATGCGCGGCCAACTGGCCAGCCTGATCCAACGCAACATGGACCTGGTTGGGTTCATGAACCAAGGCACGAGCGCCATGCCAAATGGTGGTGGCTTCGGTGCCGATGACGACGATGATGACGATGATGACGACGTCCTCATCTCCAAGAAGAAAAGGAAGGCCAAGAAAGTCGATGCGGAAGGCCTTCCAATTCAACGTGTGATGTGGTTGCAGCCCTGCGGGCCGTTTGCTGCATCGTCGCGTATTACGCCGCCAGACCTCAAGCGCATCGAAAACCCAACCATGGCAAAGCTCTGGGAGCATATTACTCCGGCGCTGCGCTTAATCAACAAGAACGCCGCATAACGGCCAACCAAAGGAGAGATTTAGGAGAATATCACATGACAGGTTTCAATCTGCTGTCCGTCGAGCCGGCTCGTATCAACCGCGATCCGCTTCCCCGTGGGCGTTACCTCACGAAGATCGTCAAAGCCAGCTGGGGCACTTCCTCGAACGGCAACCCGAAGGGCTCGCTGCACCTGAAGGTGCTCAAAGGCCAGTTCGAAGGCAAGATGGTGTTCGTGAACGTCGTCGCCACCGAGAAGGCCATGCCGTTCTTCCGCTCCTATATGGAGGGCATCCTCGGCGCCGAAGCGTTCGCGACGTTCGCGAAGGGCTGCGACAGCATCGAGAAGGTGGCGAACAAGGCCAAGAAGCTCTTCGAGGGCGGCAAGCTCGTCGATATCGAATTGCTGGCCTCTGTCCGCATCACCAAAGACCTCAAGACCGGCGAGCCGACCAACACCGTCGACGCCCTCGCGCAGGCCGATGAAGTCGAAGAGGAAGAGGACGAGGAGAAGGACGAGGCGGACGACGAATAGCCTCCACGGTTACCACAACATAACAGCGCCGTAAACGGCACGGATGGGGCGATGCCCCATCCACACCTTCCGAAATAGGGGTATTACCATGATGAGCTTGGAGACAGTCTCCGGCCGCAAGCAGCCACGCGACGAGTTCCCCGATACCGTCGAGATGGATGTTATTTTCGTCGAGATCGACCACAACTTCCTGACGATATGCCACGAAGAAGATATCATGATGGATGGCCCCATCAAGATACGTCGTAGTCTTATCAGTATCATCTCCGGGAAGCGTCAGAACGGCGAGATCATCACGTCAATGTGGGCCTGCACGAGTAATGGCTGATCTCGTCGACGAAGATGATGACCTCGCACTCGATCGGTTGCTTAAGAAGCGCAATCCAGGCATCCGCACCGAATTCTGTGCCGGCTGTCCGATACGCTCGCGGAGTTGTGGCACCCGAGGCCCGGTCGATTCACCTGTCGTCTTCGTCGGCGAGAGCCCAGGCTCCAATGAAGTGCGCGAGAACCGGCCGTTCATTGGCGAGTCCGGCAGGCTCGTCGATCTGGTCATGAAAGCGGTCGGCCTCGATGTCGACCCCTTCATCACCAACGCCTTCTCCTGCTTGCCCCCAATGGGCGACAGTAAGGCCAAAGACGCCATCTTAAACAATGCTTGCCGGTCCTGCCACCCGCGTCTCTTGGCGGAGATCACGGCGCATCCCAGGCGGCTCATCATCGCGATGGGTAATGCAGCAGTTCGTTCATTGACGAATAACTACAGCTTCACGATCACCAAGGGCCGCGGCAACGTCATCGAGAGCGATCTCGCCGAGCTGGGCATCCTGCCGACGTTTCACCCCGCGCACATCCTGCGAAATGAGGGGCTGCTTCCGCAGTTCCAAACCGATTTTGCTAAGGCTGCCGGCTTACTCGCTGGCGTCAAGCCGATCGAGCTGCAACTCAAACGCCAAGTCGTCACCTCGAAGCGCCAACTGCGTCAGCTCGCCCGTGAACTCGTGACCATGGGTGAGGCGATCGCTGACATTGAGACCACAGGCCTCAGCCGGCAGAAGGATGGGTTCCTCTGCATTGGCATCGCGCCGTGGTCGTTCAATGTCGACATGCTCGCCGAGCTGCCCATTGTCAGAATAATCACGAACCTGCACGACCTCATACGACTGCATCGATACATCCGGTCCTGCACGTTCGACCTCGGCTTCAGGCAACGCAGCAGGTCCGCGCGCAAGCGCTACCGCAAGACCGTGCAGAAATTCGACGTGCGCTGGACATGGCACAACGGCAAGTTCGACATCAGCTTCCTGCAAGCCAAGGGGCTGCCTCGGGACATGGCTGTCGTCGACGAGGACACCATGCTCATGTCCTATACGCTGGACGAGAACACCGGGCGCCACAGCCTTGAGCAGTGCATTGCCGACCATCTCGGGTTGCCGGCCTACAAGGACAAGCTGGCCGAATATGTCGGCACCGGCAAGAAACGCAAATCCTACGCGCTGGTGCCAAAGCCGTTGCTCTACGAGTACCTGAATGAGGACGTGCTCTATACTGGCCTACTGGCCAGCAAACTGCGCCCGCAGGTGCTCGCTGACGCCGACATGGCGATGCAGTATCGCGATCTCCTGATCCCGGCCGCGAACACGCTTGCGATAATGGAGCTGAACGGCATGGCCGTCAGCGAAGAAAATGCTGTGGAGGCAGAACAGGTCTGGCTCGCCGAGATGGCACCTCTCGTCATAGAGATGCGCGCCTTGGCGGGCCAGGACTGGATTGACGACGCCAAGCCACCGAAGGCCAAAAAGGGCATCATGCCGGAGTTCAACCCGAACTCCCACCTCCAGGTCATGCGCGTTCTCAAAGCGCGCGGCGTGAAGGCCAAAAGCTCCGGCAAGGAAATCCTAGCCGAACACCGCGACGCCGATGATTTCGTGGACGCCCTATTGAGCTACCGCGAGCGGCAGAAGCTGCACTCAACCTACATCGTGCCGCTGCTAGAAGTCGCCAAGCGCGGTGAGCGCGCCTACACGACTTATCAGCTGCACACCGTGGTGACCGGCCGGCTCAGCTCATCCCCGAACCGGCAGAACATCCCCAAGGTCAAGGCAGTCAAGAACATCGTCGTCGCCCATCCAATGATGCGTGCGATCGATGGGCGACGCCGCAAGATCAGCCGCATCCTCATGTCGTTGGACTATAGCCAGGCGGAGCTGCGCAGCCTTGCCGTGCTCTCGAACGACGCCGTGCTGCTGGACATCTTCAAGTCGGGCCGGGACCTGCATGACGAGGTGGCGACAGCAATGTTCGGGCCGAACTTCAACAGCTTCCAACGGCGTGCAGCCAAGACAGTGAACTTCGGTATCGTCTATGGCATCACGGCGAATGCTCTGCACAAGCGGCTGAACTGCACGATCCAGCAGGCGCAAGACTTCATCGATATGTGGCTCGGCCGCTTCGAAATAGCGAGCGCCTATATCAAGCGCTGCCGTGACATCGCAGACCTCGGTGGCTTCAATATGCCGAATGTGGAGTTCATCAA